CTGAGGCAGTTACCGAAGCACTTCCTGGTATGATCGATGGTGCTATGCCAGAACTTCCTAAAGTAACTGGAGGTGCCTTACCAACAACAACAGGACCAGCTATTCCAAAATTCTGATATGAAAAAAATTCTATTATCTTTACTGGCAACAGTTTCCTTTACAACTCCTGTACTTGCTAAACCAAAAGTAGACTTCTTCACTATGGATGCTACAGGGTGCATGATCCTCAGAGAATGCACTGACAATGTACGACAAATCCGTAGTATCAACGATATTAAAAAGAATTATCCTGATAGCAATTTTGAGTTTGTTGCTGAAGAGTTTAACTCAATGTTGGTATCCCTTGATAAGGTCGGAGTTATGGTTTTTCTAGCAGACGAGAAGTATTTCCCTCCTGGACATCGTGGTGTATATCATACTGTAAGCAATAACTTCTTTCTGAATGAAAGATTTATGCACCGTCCTAATGTGCTTATGACTGTGATGCGTCACGAAGGTTGGCACGCTGCACAGGATTGCATGGCAGGCACTATTAAGAATAGTTTGATTGCTATCATCAAACCAGAAGAGGATGTTCCTCAAGTCTGGCGTGATATGGTAGAGAAATCATATCCAAAGTCTGCTGTGCCTTGGGAAGCAGAAGCAAAGTGGGCAGGTCTTACAGAAGGCATGACTGCTAAAGCATTGGAAGCATGTGCTGCTGGTAACATGTGGGAGGTCTACAAACCCACTCCACTAACTGAACAATGGTTACGCAAAGAGGGTTACATTAAGTGAATCAAAGGCAATGGCAAGCAGTAGAGTCTCTTGTTCGCAAAGAACAAGAACTCGCCTCAAAAAATGAGAATAAAATATATTATCAAGAACTTAATCAAATTCTTGATGAACTGTACGTTTTAATACATAAAGAAAAATGATCTCTACCATACTTGTTTTTGGGTTCACTCTTATGCTAGTATCAGTGATGGAATACACTTTCCCAGTCAAAGATGCTATTAAAAGATACGAATGACTATCCCATTTTTTATTGAAGACCCAACACAGTATCATCGTCCAGAAGTTCGGGTTCCTTATGATATTGTTCAGTACTGTGAGGATTACAATTTAACAGAAGACAGAACTGATATTAGGTTTGTTGATTGTGTGTGGATGCATATGGGATACTACGGTACTCCTCCACATATTATGAAAGCAGTTAGGGAGGAACACTTTAATGCTCCTCCTGTAAGACCCGTCTTTAAATAAATAATATCACCCCAAATTTTTGGGTATAACCAGCCAAGAAAAATTCTGTGAATACTTCTTGTCTTATTATGAAGAATTTTTTGTTGGGAACCAAGTAAAAGGTATGACACATTTAACGAGAGATGTGTTAATCAAAACCATCGTTTCTACTGAAATGCAAGGAAATGGTGGTGAAGATTACACAAAACAGTTAAAAGAAACAAAACACAAGTGGGAACACGCATCAAGCGAAGAACTTTGTAAAAGATATAACCAAATTCAAAAATCAAATATTACGGTTGACACTCTCAATCCATAAATAGAGTTGCCTTACTCCTATACCAATGCTAGGAAACAAATCCAAAGCAAAGGTAGAAGAGAAAGACGACCACCATGAAGATAAAAGTGAAGTCCTTGGTAATTTAGTGAAAGTAGTTGTACTTATTTGGTCTGCTTCTCTCCTAACCTTTAGTTACGTTAGACTTCCTAACGGACAAAAGATTTTAGACTTTGATCCTACTTTTATTGCTTCTGTTTTCTCTGGTTCATTAGCAGCTTTTGGTCTTTCACCTGCCAAAAATGGTGGTGGACCACAAAAGCAACTGGAAAAGAAAAAGGAAGAACCACCAGTAGCATCTGCAATTGAACCTAAAAACCAATGAAACTGACAGCAAGAAAGGATGATGGTGACTCTACAGTAGTAGAAAGAAAAAAATCTCCAATGAAGATTGCTGCTCTGGCATTGGGTTCTATAATTGGCATTGCTCATATTGGGGTATTGGGTCACCTTATTAAGGTCACTGAGAAATATGCTGACAGACCACAATTCCCCTCAATCAATTTGCCTACAGGTGAGTACTCATCTTGGAATGTGAATGTCAATAGAGATGGATATAGTGTTCAATATAAAGCAAATGATCCTAAGGTTATGAGTTCTGAAAGATCTCTAGATCTAGATAAAACAAAGAAAGGATTATTTGGTGGTGGAACTGAAAAGAGAACTGAATATCGTCGTGATGAATATACTATAAATGGCACCAGAAACATTGGTGGAGGTGCAATAGATGAAGAGGGAAAGTTGACTGCCAAAAAGATAGAGTGCATAGAGGCGGACGCTGGAGCACGATCACAAGGTGCCATAGCAGGAACTAGTATTGCTGCAGGAGCACTTGCTCCTTCTTTAACTGGCATTCCTTATGTTGGATGGTTGGCAGCAGGTTGGGCAACATTACTTGGACAAAGAGTTGGATCCTCTATTGGAAGTGAAGTATCTTCAGTTTTTAATGATTGTTAATATATATAAGTAGGTTTGCAAAACACGGAGATACCCTATGGGAGCAATGATTCCTCCTAGTAGAAAATCTTGCTATAACTTCAGAGTAGTGGAAATTGAGAGGGTGCTTGATGGGGATACTATTGATGTTGTTATTGATCTTGGTTTCGATTTATATAAAAAGGAAAGAGTAAGAGTTGCTGGGGTGGACACTCCAGAGAAGAGAACTAGGGACTTGGAAGAAAAGGAATTAGGTTATGACGCTACTCACTGGTTGGAAGAAAGACTTAAGGGCGCTATTGACGGGGACGACGATCTCGTTATTCGTACTGAGCTCGTTGGTGGTGTTGGAAAGTATGGGCGCCTTCTCGGGTGGCTCTACATTGGAGATGCAGAGTTGTCCCTCAACGAGCAAATGATTGAAGAGGGTTATGCTTGGGCATATGATGGTGGAACTAAGCAAAAAGATTTTGAGGAACTCAGAGAAATTCGTAGGGCAAAAGGAACCTTAGTAGAATGAAACCTTTTATCTTGGAACTACTGATAGTTCTAAGACTAGCAACAAATGAAGGTATTTTTCTTGAGAATAGAAGACCTATTCCTAAGAAACAACCTCCAGAAGTTTTTCAATTTGTCATAAGACCAGCACGTAAAGGTGTTAAGAAGTTTATACAAACTGATATTGATTTGTTAAATAATTAAGTTACCTGAAATGTTACACTATGGCACAATCTACATATAAGAAAAGAGCAAAGAAGGAAGCAACAGAAACTTTCTTCCTATATGTATTTTTCCATTCTATCTTTAGTGCAGTTGCAAATCTTTTCAGAGACGAAGACTGATGCCAACAATTCGTGATATTGGTTCTATGGAAATCAAAATCAGAGATCTTGATATAGAACCAATCCCTGGTTGGTTAATGAGTCCATCACAATCCCTTCCTCTTGCAAGTCCTATAACTGTGCAAATTGGATCCCCTATTGTGGATATACCAGGATGTGTAGAGGCAAGGGAAACTCAAGACCTGAGGGAAGTTGATCCTAGGGGTAATATAACTTATTGTGATGGCAATATTCCATCATTCAATCCTCCAAGTTTTGAACCAAATCAAAAGTTACCAACACCTAAATCCAAAATAGACACAAGGCAACCAGAGAAACCTAAACCTCCTGGTCAGGTAGAGTTGCCACCTGCAGCTCCACCAGCAACTGCCAGTATTCAATGTCCTACACCATCACAACAAGCAAAGGAACCTGTAGGAACATTCATTGAAGGGTTCAGAAAAAAGGTAACTGGTTATGAATTGATTGGTAATGAGTGTGTTCAGATTACAGAAAAAGTCCCACTACCAGAACAGGTGATAGCAGGACTTCCTACTGGTGGACAGGTTGTAGCAACTGGTAGTATTGCTGTAGTGGCAACAGCAGCTGCACTATTAGCAAAACCGTTAGCAGATATTCTACTAAAAGTTGTGAAGCCAACGGTTAAGAAGGTTATGAAGAAGATTGCTAAGATCAGGGGGAAACAACTGGAAGTTTTATCTGTAGCGGAGCGCCAAGCAGAGCAGCGTGATCGGAATCAAGCGATTGCAAAGTTGAAGTCTGTGAAGGTGAAGACGAAGAAGTAGGTTGAGGAATCTCGTGAACATGAGGAGGAATAACTCCACCGGGATTAGTAACAACCACATCCGCACACACTTTATAATATGGCGACTTGGGGTGGA